GACCAGCAAAGCACGGATCGTCAGTTGTTGTCAAGCCTGAACTTACAGATCGTTAATTCCTTTGGAGCGCAGCCAAGCGGTCCAGCCTTGATAGCGGGCATGGTAGGCGTTGGCAGCATGGCCGTGCCAGTAGAACTTATCCGGTCCGTGAAATTCCCAGTGACCGCGCCCGGCGTGCCAAGTCCACGCATGCCGTTGCAAGTGCACCTTCGGGAAATACTGCTTGACCAGTCGCTGGGCGACGACCATCAGATCGCGGCTCATCGCAATATTCACATCCTCACGCATTGTCGTCGCACTCCGTGCTGTCGAAGCCGGACCATTCCGGTGTGCGGTTCATGTCGCCGTCAGTGTCGGACGGTTCGTCGGCGAGGTAGCATTCGCAGTAGCCCTGACATTTCGGGCAGTCGCATTCACCGATGGTGGTCTTGGCGCATGAATAGCGCGCGAAAAATCTGGTGCAGTGGCGGCAGGTCATGGTCAGCTCCTGTTCAGATTTGGCGGATCAATGTAAAAACGCCAGTAGGTGTATGCACACGATAATCCGCCGGCACTCTTGCCGAGCATCGCTTCAGTAAAGTGACCGCGCGCTGCACCAATCAGACCAATGGTGATCGGCGACTTCATCTGGCGCATCATTGCCTGATCGACTGCACCGCAGTTACTACCGGCTCCTTCAATGACCCAAGGGTTAAAGGCAAGCAGGATGCCGGCCCAGACCGCGATCCTGATTTTCTGACTGGTTGTCATGGCGATCACGCGAAATGTTCGTCGGCGAGCGAGCGGGCAATGCGAGCGGCCTCGCGGCGCCAGTCACCGACTGCGCGGGTCTTGAGGTTGGCGAACTCGCGGAAATTCTCCTTGCGACCGTCACCCTTGACGGCTTTGATTTCGAGGACGCCGGTGTCGAGCCAATGCATGACGATCACGCGTTTGCCAAGCGAACTGCGGTCGAAATGCAGCTCAAAACTGGTGGCGCGTCCATTGCACCACGTGCCGGTAAAGTCCTTGCTGATGCGGGTCGGTTCCATCTGAGTAGCTCCTTTGTTCATTCCGGGAGTAAACCACATTCCGGGTCGGCTGTCAAGTCGTTGATAGCCCGGCGGGTGCGGCAAGTTGCCACATTCCGCCGGAGTATTCCGTTATGCTGCCTTGGGGGTCAGGTCCTCGCGGCCGACCGACCAAGTGAACGATGACCAGCGGTCGATGGTCGGCGCGCGATAGCTGCGCAACTTGATCGAACGAACGCCAGACCGGCGGTCCACCTTGGTCCATGTGCTGTCCTCTATATTCGACGCATCGAAGCCGGACGCCGGCCAGCAGCTGTCAAAGCGCAGCATATCGAACGGGAACGAACCGGTGCCCGAGACGTAATACTCGTACATCATCTTCGGGCGCTCATGCGCTTCCAATCGAAATTCGGTGTAACGCTCACTGTCGGCCTTTCGCATTGTTAGCTCCTATGTTGTAAGCAGGCAGAAAAGCATGCTCAACGATCCTTGTCAAGTTCTTTCTGCCAGCGATTAATCGAATTGACCGTGGAATTGCGGTCCTTGTACAGCAACTGGCGGGTGCGCACGTCTTCCGGGTGGCCGGAATGGGCACGCACTGCAATGGCAGCATTGATGCGCTCGAGCCGCTCAGTCAGGCGGGCGATGCGTTTGAGCGCGTAGGCGTGACGTTGCGGGATCATTCTTTCACCTTCATCCAGCGTGCCGGCGTGCCCGGTCCGCCACGTTGTAATTTTTCGATCTGACGTAAGTGTTCGGGCTTTGCAGCCAGCTTGTTTAGGATGACGACATTGGCGCTGCTGGCAGTTACGCCCAGCTTGTGCAGATCGTCCAGTCCGAACTGCATTCCGACCGGCGCCCACCTGATGAAATCGTGAACTTTCATCGGCGCGGTGCTGCCGGCGGACTGATGGTGCCGGTACGGACGCCGTTCGGTCCGTAGATGACGAGGGTGCCGTCGCTCAACGGAGCGGTGCGGCCGATGACGGCGCCGGACGGTCCATAGTAAGTGGTCTGGCCAGAGCTGCTCTGCGTCGAGCGGCTCACCACGTTGCCGTTCGGGCCATAGATGGTCTGGTTGTTATACTGGGCGTGCGCAGTATTCCACTTGAGCAGCGTCGCCAGTATCAGCAGAACTAGTGTAAACTTGGTCATGTTACGTCAGTCCTTTCCAAATCCGCGTGGCAGGTCGATGGCTTCAGCGTCGTCCACCGTCGAGCGGGCGTCGCTGATGGCGCTGTCAATTGAACTGGATGCGCTCTCGAAGTCGAGCCCGGTCACCTCTTCCAGTTTTTCGCCCAGCGGTGATGAACTCAGACCTTCCGGCATGTTGTCCTTCCATTCTTCGTATTCATCCTTGATCGACTGCAGCGTATTCATGGCGTCTTCGAACTTGCCTTTGGCTTCTTCCATGTCGTGCAGCGCTTCAGACGCGTCGTTGGCAGCTTCGGCCCAGCGTTGCGGGCGTGATTTTGGTCTGGTCATTTGTCTGCTCCTATATCCTCTTGTTTCAATTCATCGACGCGCACGGTGCCGTGCCAGCCGTTGTCCCAGTAAACGCTGGCCTGACCCCGGCTCAGTGACTGGACGGTGCCACAGTGACGCGGGTCCTCGATCAAACAGACGCGATCACCGCAGTTGAACCGCATCCAGTCGCCTCTGCGCCGGCCGTACTTCATGGCATCGGCTCGACTGTCGCATCATAACTCGCCCAGTTGTTGGCGATCAGTTTGGCGGTCGTATCGCTGATGCTGTCGATCTGGATGACGCGCTTGCGCCGCAGCAGGTTGCCACCGGCACGACATTCCACGCAATTGCCCGAGGTGCAGCAGGCGCGGACCACCTGAAATTTACCGGGTTCGATCTTCATGGCGCTATCAACTCCTGTACGATGGCCTCACGTACGGTCGTGTCGTCTTCGGTCTGCAGGCAGACGTAAGTGCCAGCGTCGCCGGCATCAACGAACAGCGGCTCGTCGGCCTCGTCACGATAACGGTCGATCAGGTTGGCTGCAAACACGGCAGCTTCCTGCCGGGTGGTGAACGGACCGTGCACGAAATCGTCGCTTTGGTCAACGTCCTTGTTTAGTACGCAGAATGTTGTCATATTACACCTCTGTGCAGTCAGCGAGAACGAAGCGCAGCGTTTTGCCGCTCTTGTCCAGCTTGACGTGCGCAATTTCGCGGTTTGCCTCCCAGCGGTTCTTGGTCAGCAGTGCCGCACGTGCGCCAAGTCGAGCACGCTGGCGGGTCACTTTAACCACTTCGCCGTAGCGGTCGCCCATCATCCAGCGGTCGGTATAGGCGGGTACTTGAACTCGCATTGTCAGCTCCTGTTCCTATGTGTTCGAATTAAAGCACGGTCCCAAATTGCTGTCAAGTGCGAATGAGCGGGTAGCGCTGGCCCGGCGTCGGGTGGCTGCGTGAACGCAGCCGGTTGTTGGCCAGATGGCTGACGAACTTGATTTCGGCCAGCGACAGCTGCAGCAGCAGGTTGCGGTCGGCCTTGTCGAGCAGGTTAATCAGCTTGGTGTAGGTCGGCGCCAGCGGATCGATGCGCTCGATCTTGGCAAATTCGGCGCGCAGCGCCTCGATCTGGGCTTGATTGAGTTTCATTGTCAGCTCCTATGTCCAACGTGCGAACAGTAAACCACAACGCAGGCCGGCTGTCAATTCATGTTTAATCTGCGTCGGGCACATGTCAACTCATCAATGTGGCAAGCAAGCAACATAGCCCCAGCGTGACCAGCGACAGGTCGGTCGGCGCGCCGGCGTGCAATGACATGCCGACCCCGATGCCGGCGACCAGCGCTGCTGCCACCGTGTTGAGCGTCGCCCGGTTCATCGGTCGTACCGGATCAGGGCGTAGGCAAAACCAATGCTGAACCCGACCACGAAATAAACACTGCCGAGCGTAAACAATTCAGCGTCGGTCATAGTCTGAACCTGCTCCTGCCGGTCCACAGTTTGCGCGTCGGCTTCTCGTAGCGCTTGAGCCGGTTACCCAGCACGTGACGTTGCGGCTGCTTGGTCGGCCACAGGTGAAATGCCTGACCACCGCAGCCTTCCCAAGCGTCAGCAATTGATGCGCGGTGACATTTCCACCACAGCAATTCCGCGCACATGATGGCCGCGCGCTGCTGGGCAGCGATGCGCGCCAGCTGTTCGAGCCCGGCGCGAAATTGCGGCTCCGCCATGAACAGACCGTACTCATAGAGGCCGAGGTTGGTCCAAGTCGGGTGCTTGTCCAGATCAAGGTCGTCCGGCAATTCACGTTGTCTGGCGATGTGCTGCTTGGGAAAGGCACCGGCATACACTCCTTGCCGGCTGCCACCGAGCGTGTCGCCCATGAAGAAGTAGCGCTCGCCCAGCATACGTTGCATCTGTCGCTGATTGAATTGCGGACAGTGACGACTGCCGGGGTGCGAGCGCACGTCAACCAGCAAGTCGATCTGGTTGCGATCAAGAATATGAACGAAGTCGTGCCACAGGTGCGTACTGTGTCCGATGGTGAATAAATCAAACACGGCGCGATGCCTCCATCCTTATTTCATACACGCGCCAGCGCTTGCGTTGACAGTAGGCGCGCAACTGTCCCTCCGGAATGCCACGTGCCCAGCCAAGGATCGGCGCCACCAGCGTGACCCGGCCGTCCTGCAGTTCGACGCCGGCAACGAAATGCGGCGCCTCGATCTGAAGCAGAGTTACGATCATGTAGCACCATTGTTGGCGGTGATTTCGATGATCACGTACGCCTTCTTGCCTCGTTCAGTGAACACGTACGCCTGTCCGTCATCGAGCGGGCCAGCCAGCGCTTCCATGATGCTGTCGTCGCTGCTTTCGCGTATCTGCTCCACCGTCAGGCTAGCAATGAACACGCAGTCGTCATCGGTATCTATTCGCATTTACCCCTCCACAGGTGTATCCTTGGTCGGATAGGTGAGTCCTTCACCGAATTTCCATTCAGCATTAACGTAGTCGCCGCCATCGGTGATGATGACGCGCACTACGATGCCGACACGTGAAGCAATATTGGTGGTGTAGTGCTTGAATGCCTGCGCAGCCTCGTCGGCCGACACGTAGCGGCGCGTATACTCGTACCAACCGTTCTCGAAAAACTGGCAGACGTTGTATTCGCCGTCAGTCTTGCCGATGCGGCCGCTGTCATCAGTCATGTCAGCCACCCTGCCCACCTGAAAGTGAAAGTGAGCCAGCCAATCACCGGAATGGCAAAATAGAAAGCTGCAACAAAATAGTTCCGATTGACGAGTTCGCGGCTGCCGGTAATACCGAGCGCTGCCGTCACCAGTGCCAGTCCGTAAAATTGCGCGCTACTCATCTACCTTTTCCATTGCGTGTTGCGTCACGATTGCGCCGAACCAGCGTCAGGTCGTAATCGATGGCACGTGCGAATGCGTTGAGCGAGGCGAACTGCGGACGCTTGACGCCTTTACGAAACCAGCCGGTGGGCGTGCCGGGCGACAGGCCCGACAGTTCGCAGGCGATGCGCTGCATCTTCCTTTCGCTGATGCCGGTCGCCTTCGCCTCGTCCTGCAGTGCGGTGCGCATAATGTCGATGATCGGGTCCTTGTTGCGAAATGAATAGGTCTTGTACATCTTGATCGTGCGCATGTCACTTTGCCTTCAGTGCCTGAAACTTGCCGGCACCGATGCGGCGAATGCGCTTGTTAGTGGCAAGATAGGCAAGCGTCTGGCCGGCCAGCTTTGGCGTGTCACCGGTTAGCTCTGCCACTTCGTTTGCATTGAATGCGAACTTGGGCCGGCGGTTGATTAGTTGCTCGACCTTGGCCGTCTTACCGTTGACATGTGCACCGTTTACTTTCGATGACGGGCTGCCATCAGCAATTGGCTGGGCGCGCACGTCACTGATGCCACGGATGGCGTACAATGCAGCCTGTGCGTCGGCGTAGTATTTATGCGTCACAACAAATTCAATTCTCCAGCTTGGCACTCTGGCCTCCTGTTGTTGGTTGTATCGATGACGGCTTGCGAGGTTTCACGGTCAATGACCACGAAACTGCGGAGGGAAAACCGAACCTCGCCTTGTGTGGAGGATGAAAGGAAGAACCCCCATTGCCCGTTGCCGTCGCGGCTGCATCGGAGCGAAGCCTCCCTACGCAGTGACTGCTGCATTCGGCATCATGAACTCCTATGTCAAAGTCGGGTCGAGCCAAGCACAGGACGTGCCGGCCGGTCAAGCCGGAATGTCAGTTTGCTCCGGAGTCCGGCCACTTTGCTGCGTATTCTGCATGCGTCATCAGGCCATTGATGACGCGACGTGCGTCGTCGGCGCGCAGCATATCCTGATGGTCCATCTCACGCTTGCGCCGGGCGCGGCGCTCTTTGGCAGCAGCGTATGCAATGCCACGGTAGGCCGAATTAGGAAGACGGCGTGATTTCATAACCTGCTCCCAAAGCGAATTTCGCCAATCTTGGCGTTGCGAAAGAACTCTAACACCTCGCGCTCGCCGTGATCATCATTGGCGCGGCCGGATGCGATCTTGTCGGCATCGACCACCTTGGCCAGTTCGACCATTGCCATTACCGCGGCCGACCACGCAGCAGCGATGCGGCCATCGTCACCATCTTTCGCTTCCTTGCAATCACGCAGTGGACGCAGGATGCGCGCACCGAAATTAAAGCGGTCGGTAGCGTCGGCTGCTGCTGCCTGCCGAGGCGATGCGTTGTGATAGAACACTTGGCTGTCGTACTTGCTCATGACTGAAACATCCTCTGGTCGATCAGCTTCGACAGTTCGTCCACGTGATCGTTCAGGTCGTTGTCACCGATAGCGTAGGACGGGTTCTCTTCGCCATTGACGCGCAATTCGGATTTGGCGAGGTCGATCAGCGCCTTGTTGCTGAGTTTCATCATGTCGCGGGCGAACTCTTCCGGCGAGCGCCGGTTAATGTCGTAGCGTTTGGCAGCAACGACCATGATGGCAACGTCAACGGCGTCCATGCGGAAATCGACCGAAACGGTGAACCGCTTCTTGCCGTCGAGCGAATTGGTTAGTTTGAGTGGCATCGTCAGCTCCTGTTCCTATATCTGGCGCCGTTGTAACACAGCCGGCGCCTGCTGTCAATTACTTCCGAATAGCCTGTCCATATCACGCTGGCGCAGGCGCTGCAATTGCAGTTCCTCCAGCTGGCGCGAACTGACGCCACCGTCGCGCTGGATTTTGCGCAGCATGTCGCCAACGAAGGCGGAGCGCGACTGGGTGCGCATCCAGTTGAGCAGGTCGGTTGGGACTTCTTCGATCATCAGTGGCTCCTATGTTCAAGCAACCACCTTAACACAGCCAGCGGGAGCTGTCAAGTAGTCTAGAACAACGGCGGTAAGTATTCCGACTTGATGCGCAGGTCCCATACCATCTCCTTGACCTCACCACCGGGTAGGTCGAGCGCGTACATATTGGCGGTAACTTCCTGCAGCGTACCGTTGAGGCGAACGAACAGCTTGCCGTCGATCTGGCGCAGCTTGGACCGGGTGTACTGGCGGTGCTGGACGCCGTTACGGGCAGTAACCAGCGACAGTTCTTTGACGAAATGGCGAAACGCCACGCGATAACCATAGTCGCGCGCAAGCGGGTTGGCGTTGAGAATTTCGGTTACGGTGGCTTCACGAAGGCGTCTCACTGGGTAGCTCCTGTTCCTATGTCTATTCACCAGTTAAACCACGGCGCGGGTATATCTGTCAATTTACCCTACTGCGACAAGTTGACACATTGGTGGCACGGTCCCGGACCGGGAGTGCCCAGTAGGAGCCGGGACCGCGCCGGCCGGTGTTGTTACGGTCACCGCCGGCTGGACCGTGCGAGGTGAAACCCGAAAAGGACCTCGCAAAAACTCAACCGGGCCAGTCAGTGCCCGGCATTACTGCGTCCCACCATTCAGGCTTTTTTGGCTCCCATTCGGGAGACGGCGGCGCCGGCCCGACATAGACGGTCTTGCCTAATTGCCATCTCTTCCAGTTAGGATTGGTGCGCGGCTTCGGCTTCCACCAGCCAGTAGCGTCACCCGGACGCCCATTAATATAGTGACCTCGTTGTACGTAGCGAGGCTCTTGGTACACGTGGTATTCAGCTTTCGGTGGTATGCCGGGCAGCCAACCGCCGGTCGGTTCAATGCCGGGCAGCGTCTTGTCCCACCACTCAGGCTTCATGCCTCTGGTCGGCGAGTCAGTTGAGGTCCAGTAGCGCAGCATTCCGGCCGTCCACACCGCTCGCTCTCCCTGCTTTTTCTGTTCGTCCTCCCTTGCTTGCACCTCCTTTCTTTCTCGTCTGGCCTGCTGTCTTAGTTTTGGCCAGTGCTTCATTTCCAGTAGCGGTATGTTGTCTTCCTGTTCGCCGCGCAGCAAGCGCTTCGGCCGACCGTTCAATTGTGGCCTGCTGTCGTTCCACGCGTCCGGGTGCAGATCGATGCAGCCATTGCAAAACAACGTAGCTGGGTCAACGTCGAAATCTTCTTCCAGCAGCGAAAATTCGCCCTTCCACCAATAATTTTCAGTAACGCTGCGAAATCCAAACGGCGGTGCTACTTGCGATGGTGGCAGTCGTTGATGTGTTTTTCGCCAGTAATGTTTACGCTGGCGTACGCGTCGCCGCCGTAACAGTTCCTCCGGTGTAGCCTTGACTCTCATCACCGGATCGAAGCACACGCGGCGCCGGCCGGTCAAGACGGAACAACGGTGTGTGTTACGATGGAGTCCGGTGGAGCACGCCGGATCACGACACTAGCTGGAATGACATGGTCAGCAGCATATAGATCGACAGCAGCAGCAAAGCAAGTGCTGCGGTGAGGACTGCCGCCCACATCCATCTGATGTAATTATCGACGTTCACAGGACGCCTCGACGAAACCGGGCAACATACGCCAGAACTCGAGCGGCCGGTCGTCCGAATAGATGGCCAGCTCGCTGCTGTAGCAACTATCAGCGTCTGCGTCAAGCACGTAGCGGTGGTCGGTAGTAATCGGCCTCAGCTCCAGTTCGTGCACGGTGCCGCGCCGGTCCGTCACGCGGTAGATGTGGCCAGCATCGGCCGGTAGACGAATGAAACCAAAAATCTTGCGCGGCGTGCAGCAGCAACGCACCGGGTACCAGATCATGTTCACAGGTGTTTCTCCATCGACTTCGCCATCTGATGCAACGTCTGCGACCAGTCGTGCAGGTCACTACGCTTGACCCCGGTCTTGCCGTAGGCGAGAACGAGGCCGCCACAGACGCGCGACAGGTTGGCGTGCCACGCCATCAGCTCGCCCTTGAGGCCGGACGAGCCCGGCAGCGGAGCGGACGCAGGCGCTGCAGCGTGTGCGGAGGGCGTTTCGCTCTCCACTGCAACGGCCTGCGTCCTACCGTTGCTGGCGGGTAGTGGGTGGGTGATTCCAGCAGCGGGTTCGGGTCTGGACTTACGCTTGATGATTGCCTTGGGCATGATCTAGTGTCCTATCATTACGTGGGTTTTTGCTTGCGTCCAACCGTGATTGTATTGCCATTCTGACATGCTATTTACAACGCCACGCGCAGACAGCCAGTTTTGCAAGTTTCTATATTTGCAATCTCCCATCGGGACTAACTCGACGTAAGACGGGTTGCGCCCGAGCAACAACACCGTCCTGTTAGCGCCAGTCGTCTTCTTAAAACCAGCATCAGCTGACCAGCCTGCACCACCAACCGGCTTCACTTCTGCCAGCAGCGGCGGAGTGCAATGCGGTGTTTCGAGCTGAAAGTCCGGTCGCCAACCACGCAAAAAGCACGGCTCATAACTCCAGTCGATGCCATGTAAATCAAAATACGCAGCCCATGTAGCCTCCAGCTTGGATCGAAACAACACGTTGCAATAACGCGTCGGTATGGCATCAATCGTGTAATCCACCGCTAAAACCTCCGATGCGTTGGCTTGACGAACGGCAACACGTCCGCTTCGGTCCATCGGATTGCCTGACCGACATGGCGTTCAAATGCCTGCCGGCACTGGTCAAGCGATGGCATGTTGGTGATGGTCGATTGACGCTCGCTTAATTGCGCAATCAGCGGGTGCATCGGTGGTTCATGTTCCGATCGCATCGGCTTCTCGTAGCCCCACATCTGTTTGCGCTCCAGTTTCATACCAACGAACTTGTCGAGCCTGAATGATAGCAGCGTATCGCTGGGCGGCGAGCCGTACTTGCGATTGTTTTGCCACCAGACGACGAGCGACACATACAGCGCCCGGCTCGACACTTCCTTGGGCCAGTCCTTTTGCAGTTCATCGACCGTGCGGGCGTATTTACGCAGCTCGTCTGGCAGAATGACGCCTTGCTCCAACGTGTCATGCCACCACTCCTGCACCGGGTCCCAATTCTGTGCTTTCATTTCAGCCAGTGCATTGTTCTTAATATTTACGCGCGGAATGGTCGGATCATAGCTGAAATCATTGAAAAACTGAAACAGGCGGGCCGGTCCGCAGTTGTCACGCTCCTTGATCAATGCCTTGACCAGCTCATCACTAGGCGTACGCTCGCCCATATCAATGACGGTAAAGCGCCGGTCGGACGACTGTACTGGCGCCGCACGTATCTCGTTCGAAGTCAGGGCCAGCCGCATGAAGTTGCGCACGCGATATGCGTTGATAGTCTTTGGTTCGATCATCTGGTAATTATCCGTGATCATCGACTTGATGACGCTCAGGTGCTTGCGGTCGCCACCGAACACGGCTTCCTCGCTGTGCAGCAGTAGCACGTTCTGCAGGTGCGAGTTATGCTTGCCGTGTATCTGTTCCGCCTGCGTGATGCAGATGTAGGAACGGCCCAGTATCATACCAAAATATTCAAACAGCTGGGTCTTGCCGACACCTTGCCGGCCAATCAGCACCGGCGCAGTCATCGACTTGCGCTGTGGCTCTCTGATTATGTTAGCAAACCAGTTCAGCATCCAAACAAACAGCGGCTCGTCGCCACCGCAGATCACGTCATGTAACAATGCCACCCATGCGTCGCATGAGCCTTCCTTTGATGGCTGCACTTCCCAGCCACTCCACAGGTTAAGCGTGTCAGACGGCGCTTCCTCACCGGGCAAAAACTCGACCTGACCAAAGGCGCGCCGCTCACGATTGGCCAGCCACAGCTTGGCCCGCTGCACTGGCTTCTTGGTATCAGGGTCGGTGTCGAGGTCGCTTGCCCTCCATTCAAGGAAGTCTTTCTGTGGCATCAGCATCGGTGCGTCACGCACGTCGAAATTAGCGATACGCAGCTTGCCTCCGATGCGCACGACTGCGTAATGTTCGTTGTATTCATCAACGATGACGGACGACTGCGAGCCGGCCCACGCCATGATCAGGTTGGCGATCTTCTTGTCCTTCACCCACTTGCGCATCTCACCGGAACCAACGATGGGCGTGCCGGCGTCACCTTTCGCGTAGGTAGCGCGGCAAGTTCGGGCATGACCTCGGTCACGGTCGCCGTCATGCTCCATCAGCGCCTTAAGGAACGCGTCGGCCTCATCGAACGGCCACAGGTCCATCTTTTTGTGCAGCCAGTAAAAGATGCCGCTCAGAAACTTTAACGGTTCGTTATGAGCAGCAGGCGCAAATACGCCGGTATCGATCAGCAGCGAAGCGAGCGCGATCTTGCGCACCGCCAGCAATAAAACGTCAGACTTGACCGTGGTCACTTCCGGATCAGAATTATAGGTCCAGCTTATCGACTCACCGGTGTCTGCATGCAGCGAACCGGGAAACACGGTCTGCTGTCCTCCTTCCTTGCTCTGGCCGCGCGCTTCAACAATCGATGAATTGTTGGCCTGCGGGTTCTGGTACTTGTAATGACCGAACTCTTCTTCCTCGACGCGATACAAGTAATGCGACGCTTTCTTTGAGGCACGTCCGAACACGGCCTGCGTCTTCGGTAAAAAGTACGGTGCGAAATGGACGGCGGACGCACAGTCCAAGTCAATATCGACGGGTCCCGGTGGTCCGGTCAGGCAGCCGATGCCGTAGTTGTGCTTGGTCCAGTAGTCATCAGGCGGCGGCTTGTAACTTGGCAAGTGATAGTCACGCACAGCTGCTGATTTCGACTGATGCAGCAGTGGCACCGGAGTGAACTTGTTCTTACGCAACCATTGCAGCGTGCGAAAGACTTCAAGCGAAGTCTCGCTGGCCGATTTCCTTGGCATCACACCCCCATCTAAGCAACGTTTTTACATTCACGCTCCTGCACGTGTTTGGTCCCCACTAGGTGGAATACAGACTGGTCGAGTGGTCGGCGAGCCTAGCACCGGGCGCGGCGCCTGTCCAGCCCGAACAGGTGAACATGATACACAGAGTGAACCTGTCAAGGAACATTCACTCTGTTCCTTGACATACGTGAACAGACCGTGAACGGAGAGTAAATGCGTTGACAGGTCGTCGAAAAGTCTAGATGCTAGAAAAGCACGGTGTGACGGGCCTCGATGGGCCGCTCTAGACTTTTGGCCAAGGGTATATCGGGCTTTTTTTCTTTTTTGGTGCACACACCTACCCTTTCCCTTTCTTACGTTAAAACCCAAAAAAATAGTAGAAAGTATAGAAAGTATAGAGGGAAAGCCGAGAGACACGAACGGGCGGGCCTCGCTGCAGTCTCTACACTTCGGAATATGAGTGTAGCAAAGCCTAGAGGGCGCTGTCCAGATGGCCTTCGGGCCAATCTTGACCGAACACGGCCTGCGGGTGTAGTGTTCGCGGCCACATAGGACGCCTTCCTCGACATGGACGCATGCTGAACGGCGGGTGAAGCAACCCGTCCTGCGGGAGCCTGTCCAACAATGGCAGAGCGTTATCATCTCATCCAGACCAAGCCTAATTGCGAGCAGTATGCCAGCAAGTTTTTGATAAGTGACAAGTTCGTTGTTTACTATCCACGAGTACTTGCTAGGCGAGCGCACGCCGGCAAAGTTGATATGGTGGCGCGTCCATTGTTTGCACGTTACGTGTTTATTGTTGATGATGGGCGCGGTGCGTTCTATTTCAGGTCGGCGCCCGGCGTTGCATGTGTGGTTAAGTGTGCGGGCGCGCCGATATTGGTCAATCAGTGCGTTATTGACAAATTGCGCGAGCGGGAGGATGCGGACGGATATATACGTCTGGACGAGCCTGCTGTCGAGCAACCTTTACGTAACGGTGAGACGGTGCGTCTACTGGGCGATCGCATGTATGGATATAACGCAATTTTTGCGCATAAACTGGCACGTGACCGGGCGAGCGTCTTCGTTGAGCTGATGGGTCGGCTGGCCAAGATGATTGTGCGATATGACGATCTGGTGCGGGTCTAATCGCGATTGGCAAATAATCATAGTGGCAAATAACAATGGCGGACCGGGGTACGCAAATAACCATAGGTGGTAATTAATGCCGACTACAATTGACCCTTTCCTGTGTATGGTGTGGTTCTGTGTGGGGTTCTTCACCGGAGCAGGGTGGACGCTGGGTAGTTTGATAGTCTCTAAGATAATGGGTCAATTGTTTAATCCGAGCCGTAGGGTAACATGACTGCAGCAACAGCCGAGCGGCCATGGCTTGCATGGTACGACAAAGCACGCTGGAAGAAGATGGCGGCAGCCCAGTTATGTGAGCATCCGTTGTGTGCGATGTGCCTGCAAGAAAACAAGGTGGTGCCGGCAGAGATATGCGACCATGTTGAGCCACATCGTGGCAATCAACGCAAGTTTTGGTTCGGTGAGTTGCAGTCACTGTGCTGGTCACATCACAGCATGCACAAGCAGCGGCTCGAACTGCAAGGCTACAGTGATGATATTGATGACAACGGCTATCCAACGGACAGGCGACACCCGTTCAATGTAAGGAGGGGGAAGGATATCAAGCGCTAGCAATTACTATGTACACACCGCACGCCACACAGCTAGAAGACAAGCGGCCGGGATTTGCGGTACGTATTTTAACGAGCAGCGGTCGGTACGTTAGACTCCGGGATTAAAAACAATGGCAAATCCAACTCCGTTTCCCACAGTCATCCACAAGTTGCGCGGCAACCCGAGCAAGAAGCGTATTCGTCCTGAGCCCAAGTTTCGCAAGGACGGCTCGATCCCGGCGCCTCCGCGTTATCTGGGCCAAGGCCCGGCACGTGAGGAGTGGTTGCGTATTAGCTCCGAGGTGTATCGGCTGGGCCTGCTCACTGCGGCTGACCTTAATCCGTTCGCAGCTTACTGTCTGGCCTATGAGCAGTGGATCACGGCGATTGAAGACTGTCGCGATAAGCGTGGTCGGTTAATTCTGGTCACGGTTACAGCCAACGGCAATGATCAACCGAACCCGGCACTGGTGGCCTTGCGCAAGGCAGCGTACGACATGGTCCGCTATGCAACAGAGTTTGGCCTCACCCCCGCGTCGCGTTCGCGCATCGCGATCAACGCTGAAGAGGCCGGTGACGAGTTCGATGACCTCATCAAGCATTAGACGCACCGCTAAGGGCAAGGAGCGCGCCGACCGGGTGATCCGTTTCATCCAGCTGCTGCGCATTCCATCTGGCAAGGGTCAGGGCGAGCGCTTCGTGCTTGACAAGTGGCAGAAGGATTTCATCCGCGACATTTACGAGCCGCACACGCCGGACGGCCACCGCGCCGTTCGCCGGGCGATCCTGTCGATGGCGCGCAAGAACGGCAAGTCAACGCTGATCGCTGGCCTCGTCCTTGCTCACCTCGACGGTCCCGAGGCAATCGTGCACGGTGAAATCTATTCGGCGGCGAACGACCGCGATCAGGCGTCGATCATCTTCAAGCTGGCCAAGCAGATCGTCGAGCAGGAGCCACGCTTCAAGGGACGCATCGATATCGTGCCGTCGACGAAGACGATGGTGGCACGCAAGACGGCATCGGTCTATCGCGCGCTGTCGGCAGAGTCGGGTACCAAGCACGGCTATCTACCCAGCGTCGTCATCTACGACGAGCTGGCGCAGGCCAAGAACCGCGACCTCTATGACGTGCTTGACACGTCCTTTGGCGCGCGAGACGAGCCGCTGTTCGTTGCCATTTCGACCCAGTCGAACGATCCTGAACACATTCTGTCGCAACTGATCGATGACGGCCTGTCCGGCGCCGATCCGTCCATCGTCTGTCACCTGCACGCAGCAGACGAGGACTGCGACCTTGGCGACAAGGAGCAGTGGAAGAAAGCAAATCCTGCGCTGGGTACGTTTCGTAACTATGAGGACCTCGCCACGGCAGTTGCTAAGGCACAGCGCCTGCCGGCAGAGGAGCCAAAGGTTCGCAACCTGTTCCTCAATCAACGCGTCGCGCCGGTGTCCGTTCTCATTGCACGTGCTGACTGGGAAGCCTGCGCCGGTGCCGTCGAACTGGAAGACGGTGAGGACGTGTATGGCGGGCTTGACCTGTCAAGCACCAACGACCTGACCGCTCTGGCGCTGGGCTCGTCCAAGGACCCGATGCGCGTCCAGTCAACTTTCTGGAAACCGCTGCAGTCGCTGGTTCAGCATTCCAATCGTGATTTCGGTTCCGGTAATCTGCGCTATGTGCAATGGCACAAGGAGGGGCACCTGCTGACGTCGCCCGGCCGATCAATCGACCTCGAAGTAGTGGCGCGCCACGTTGCCGAACTGGCCGAGCGTTACAATCTCAAGGGTCTGGCCTACGACCGCTGGCGCATTGATGAGTTGCTCAAGGAGTTTGATCGCATCGGGCTGCGAGCGTACAAGGACGCCAGCAAGAACGACGAGCCGGTTGATGGAGTCGGCCTGCGGCTGGTTCCGTGGGGACAGGGATTTCAGGACATGGGACCGGCGGTTGACGCGCTGGAGCGCGCCGTCGATGATAAAGAGTTGATCCATTCGAACAACCCGGTGATGAACTGGAACATTTCGAATGCGATAGCAGTGCTCGATCCGGCCGGCAATCGCAAGATTGACAAGCAGAAAGTCAAGTTTCGGGTTGATGGCGCAGTCGCGCTGGCAATGATGGCGGGACTACGGGCGCGCGATCGTCACAAGGTGGTCGACGTCGAGTCAATGATCGCCTGACACGATATATGGACGGCGCTGCGCGGCAATTAGACGACGCGTCACGACATATACACGAACTATATACGGCAATGAGACGACGCTGCACGACGACTGAGGTGCTGTGATGGTGCACATCATCAAGGATGACAGAGTACTGTGCGGTTTTACTAGTGACGCACCGCGTTTCTGGTCGGACGACCAGCGCTGGGTGTGGCCGGAAGAGGCGCACTTTGCCACCTGTCGTAATTGCATCAGCGAGCTGCACAGTCAGGATGAGTACGAATGCACCGTCCTGACAACGTAGTCGAGCTGCGCTCATTCAATGAGTGGGTCGTCACCTACCGGGTCGAGAGCGACAGCGGCTGGAACATTACCGAGTTCTTTCGCGGCAGTGAGCAGGAGTGCTGCCGCATTCGTGACGCGTTTGCCGGCGGCGAGAGCGATACGGTCAGGACCAATCCGTGGTCAATCGTCATTGGGCCGGCAAGTGATTGGGATCATTTCTTGGCGGATGAAACTGCAGACTGAAGGAGGCTACAATGGATATCGGTGGCATTCTGCTGGGTTTGCTCTATGTGCTGCTCTATATTGCGGTCATCGTTCTGGTGGCGTTCGCTATTCGCTGGGTGATCATCTTTGCCGTTGGCGCAATTGATCCGAATGTGGACAAATGGGGTCGCATCGTCGTCGGGCTGCTGTGCGCTATCGTCGTCGTAGCATGGCTGCTTAGTCAGTTGGGGCTCGTTCACGTGCCCTTTCCCGTTGCCCATCCAATACGATGATCGACCGATTGATCTTGGTACGACGCCGCAAATCATGAAGCCAGAACGACAATGACGACGATTATTTTTATCGTGGCGGCGACGGCCGGACTGGCGGGACTGTTCCTGTTTATCGATGGTACGTTTAACGGTGCCGAATGACATTACCTGACCCGATTGCGCTGAAAGCGGCGCTCAACCAGAACTGTCAGCTGTTCGTCGGTGAGGACAAGACCATCGAGGTTGACACTACCGGCTATGATCTGGCCGGCGCCACCAAGATCGAGTGGTGGATGGCGAAGTCGCCCTATTCGCTGGCGAACGGTGACGTGCTGATCAGAAAATCGTTGATTACTGGCATCACGTTGGCCGATCCCGGCCTCACCATTGATATTGATGCAGCGGACACCGTCAGCATCAAGCCTGAACTCTACTATCACGAGCTGAAGCTGACGCTGGCTGATGGCTCGATCAAGGTTGCTATGACTGGCAATATTCTAGTTCGCATGTCCTTACAAATGGAGACGACACCATGACGCTGCAAATCGTTAACGGTCCGGTGATCGAGGCCGGTGAGTCGCTTAGTGATGGCGTTGATTGCAGCGCCGGCGACATTGTGCGGATCACGACGCCATCGACGCCGTGGACCGGCGGCAACATGACGTTTCAGATTTCGACCGATGGACAGGGTTACAATGACCTGTACACGGCCAAAGGCGAGGAAGTTACGCTGGTGATGCCGAAGACGCCGAGCGTAGCAGTCATCGTCAGGAACGAGGACTGGACCAAGGCAATCAACTTTCTGAAGATTCGCGCCGGTTCGGGTTCGCACCCGGTGGTGCAGGAGCAGCGCCAGCAGTTTGCCATTGCAGTTGAGGTGCCGGACGCGGCGCCGGCGTCAGCATCTGCATCTGGCCAGAAGCGTAAGTAAGATGCCGAACCCGTCTGATTACGACAACGAGAGTGATTTCATTTCTGCCTGTATCGCAGCACGGCAGGATGAGCACCCTGACGAAGACGTTGCGCAATCAGCCGCTGCCTGTCACTCAATCTGGGATAACAGGGGTAAAACCATGTCACCACGCAAGGAATGTACGCCCGATCCGGACGAGAGCTATGAGGAGTTCATGGAT